CTAGTATTACCAACTTGTGAACCATTACTTTTAGTTGTAAGAATTGCTGTATAAGATGCTTGTGTATTATTACCCATTATTTGATAAAATCTTGTTTTTGCTGATGTGTTCACACTATCACTAAAAGTTATTGTGTTAGTTCCATCATTTAATTCAAAGTTTGTATCACATAAAGTTAATGTATCAGTAAAACTTGCATTTCTTCTTGTGATATTTGCTGTAATAGTAATTGAACTATCATTATTCACTACCATTGATAATGAGTTAAATACACTTGCTCTTGGTATTGTATCTAAAACTACATTTTGACTTGCTGTATAAGTACCTGCTAGTGATGTACCTGTTTGTGTCAATTCACAAGATATATTACAAGTCTTTGTTCCATCTTCATTATGTGGTACATCTATTGTATAAGTTCCTACATCTTTTGGTTCAGTATTCCAATTACTCCTTTTTTTACTTATGTATATTGAATTACCATTTATTGTTAAGTTTCCACTAAATGTGCCATTTGTATCATAATTATTAGTTCTCCATATATAGACCGTTGCACTTACTGAACTTTTATTTTGTATTGCATCACTTGGAGTTGATGACCAATCAATTCTTATTCTACCTTTACTTGCTGTTGAACTACCTTCAAATGAACCACTTGCAAATAATTGTATATTAAGTTTCATAGTATGAACCACCCCGTTCCGTTTTCATAATCTTTTAACAAGCAATTAGAACCAATTATTGTTTCTCCACCTGCTTGTAAGTTTTGAGTATAAACAATTGTTTTTCCTTGATAATGTCTTGAACCTATATCAAATCTATCATCATCTACATAACCAGCATATAAGATCTCATTTGTTGCTGTGCCATTTTCAACCTCTTTTATTTGAACACCTTTTTCATTAAATCTTCCTGTTGTTTCGCTTGTGATTGTTCCGTTGCTTTCTTTTTGTATAAGTAAACCATTGTTATCAAATGTTCCACTTTCACTAATAGTTGCACTTACAACGACACCATCAACACCTGTTCCATTTACTATTTGATTTACTTGTGTTTTTGTATAAGTTGTTGTTGTTAGTGTTTCTACACTATTTGTTATGTTATTTATAGTTCCCGTAAAACCTTCAAGTTTACTATCTACACTTGCATTTAAACCATTTATTTGTTCACTAACACTAGGTGTTCTTATTGCATCATAAATTGTATTGCTAGGTATTGTATCTCCTATTGCATAGTTTTGTATAAAGTATGTTTTACCCTCAATAAAGGTTGTATCACTTGTTGCTTGATATCCTATGATATTTGACACCCTATCATATAAACCTAACTCACTAGGGTTGCCAGTTCTAGGGCCTGTGTATAAAACATAAGTATCGCCAACTTTTTCATAGTAATCATCGTTTTCTTCAAATTCAGTATCTTCGGTTGGTATATAAGTATATGAATATAATGCTTCATACAAACCTAAATCATAAGGACTGCCTATTCTTTCATCTTCATAAGTTGAATATTGATTGAATACAACATAATTATTGCCATCCTTGATGTAATAAGTTTTATTGTTTTGATATGTTGTATCAGTTGTTAGTTCATAATCAGTTTTGCCATTTACAATTACATCTACTTTTTCAGTATTCTCTACTATTGATCTTATCTCGTGATTTATTTTATCTACAATTAAGTTAGTTCTATTAGCAAGTCTATCATCCTTCGTAGTCGTATTATAATCAGTTTTGCTATCATCAGGCATTTCAGTATGTACATTTTCAACTAAACCTTGTGTTATTTGTATCTCATCATTAAACATTACGCAATCATAAGTTGTGTCTTCAACTATAATGTTGTATCTATCGCATAAATCATAATAAGTTATTCCTGTGCTTACATAATCATTTAAGTAATAAGTTAGACCATATAATTGATTTAAAATAGCATCCATATAATCGCCTCTATTTTCATCATTTAAGAATTGATTATCACTTATTGCTATCTCTATTTTTTCATCATCAGGTAGATCACTAGGTATGGATCTACTTATTGCATCGCTGTCAGCGCTTCTTTTAAATGTAATTGTATTTACTGGGCCATATTGTTCTCCAAAGTTTACATTTACATCTTTTAAGTATTCTTCATCAATTGTATCTTCACTATCAGTTATATATCTTATTTCTAACTCGTCATCATCATTGATGCATATTGTAGATGCTGTTATTTCAGCAAGTTGATCTAAAACATCTCTAAATGTGTAATCTAAACTATTGCCTTGTGCATCTAAAAATAATTCACCAGGTATTTCTCTATCATAATTCACAAATGTATCACTTGAATTAGCAAATGTTAGGCCTATATGTGTGCATAATGCATCTATGTAATCTCTCACACTAATTGGATATGTGATGCCTAAATCTTCATAGTCTTTCATTGAGTAAAGTATCTTATCATAACACACTAATTTATAAGATTTTGTATCTTCTTGTTTTTCGCTTGAATAAACGATGAAATTACCAAAAGATATATATTCATACGCATTATTTACAAACACGCCAAAATCGCATTTTAAAATGGTTCCTACTGGTATATCTACATTGCAATCTAAATCTAGTTGCTTCATTACACTTTTTAGGATGCCACCTTCATAATGTGGGGTGATAGAGTTAAGTAAATCTCCACTCAACTCTATCGTTTCATTATTTAATGTATATGTTATTTTAGCATCTATTTGTCTACCCATTGTTTTGATTGCATCTTTAAAATCTTGACTTACTGCTTTCATCTATGACCTCTTTTCTCTTGCTATAAATGAAATTTGGAAACCAGCGTTCTTATGTATTCTCCTGTTGCTATTTTCAACTATTCCATTGTTTTTAATACTCCAATCGCCTGTATAAGTTCCCATTTCATAGTATGCTCTTTTCATAGGATCATAATATTTAACAATTTGTGTAGATGCATCTAATATAGGTTGTAATACCTCAATTTGTGATTTAGTAAGTTTACCAAATTGACAAACAAGTTTTGGGAATATACCAATAAGTGTACCAGTTTGTTTACCTTTTAGGTTTCTACCGCTATCATTTGCCCATAATTTAGGATATTGGTATTCTACCTCTAATAGTCCATAATCACCAAGATTTATATATGTTCCACCAGGGACTTTTACTTGTAAACTATTCTTATCAATAAACATATCATCACCTACCTATTTCCTGCAAAAGAATTCTCATTATTTATCTTTTGCAATTCTCTACTTATTATTCTTCCATTCATTGTGTTAGTTATATTAGCATTGATTGTTATGTATCTACCAATTGCTTCTCCTAGTAATTCCATTTGTTGACTATCAGTTAATGGGAGTATTGCTTCTCTACCGCTCTCGCCTGCTATTGCACTACCAACTAATGTTCCCTTGCCTGGCATATTGATAATTCCACCTTTTGCAAGTCTAGGGAGTTTAAATGTTGATAAATTTTTTAATTTAATGCCTGGCAAAGCATTGATTGTGTTTATTAGTTTGTTAATTGCTTTTATAGGTGTATTTAATATGCTTTCTATTGCATTTAGGACACCATTGACAACTGCTTTAAATGCTCCACCAACTATTTCACCAACTTTGCTTCCCCAACCTTTAAATATTGCTTTAATGCTGTTCCATATATTGCTAAAAAATGAAACTATTGGTGCAAATACACTCATAATTCCAGTTAATGCTCCACTAAAAACTGATTTAAAAAAGTCGGCAGTTGGTGTAAATATTGATTTTATGTTGTTCCATATAGTTGTAAATATATTTAAAAACCACTCAACTACTGGTCCATAAGTTGTTTTTATACTATTCCATACGAAGGTTAATATATTTATTACATTTTCACATAATATTTTTACATTATTCCATATAGTTTCTATAATTGGCCCAACAACTGCTTTTATTCCATCCCAAACTTGACTAAACCAATCTTTAATAATACCCCAACCTATCAACCAATTTTCTTTAAACTCATTCCATTTTACTTTTATAGCATCCCAACCAACGGCCCAATCTTCTTTCCATTGATCTAATAATTTCTTCAACCAATGTTTGTCCCACCATTCACTAATTTTAGCAAATAGATTATCTACTTTTCTATTTGCTTCATCTATTGCATTGTCTAAACCGCCAATATCAGGAGTGCTTGCGCCAATTCCACCAGCACCACCGCCACTATTGTCTTGAATAATATTCATTTCATCAAAACCTGCAAGTTGTTTCTTGATCTCTTTTGCATTTTTAGCAACTCCTGCTGAACTCTTATTAGCATTTTTCATATTATCAGCAAAATCTTTACCACTAGGCAATGTTCTACCTGTTAGTCTTGCAATCAATGCTACTAAAAATAAAGCGCCATTTATTGCCTTTTGTATTATAGAAACAACTGCATTTGCTATCCAATCAATAATAGGTTGAATACCTTGCTTTAAAACATAAATTATATATTGTATTTTTGTAATTACATCTTGATGTTCAGTTGCAACTTTTTCTACTGCACTTGCTACACCTGCAAACGCTAGTCCTATCAACGCAACTACTCCCAAAGCACCACTTAGGCCAACACCTAAACTTGTAATAAACTTAAATGCATCTCCCATAAATGATGCTGTTTGTTTTGCTATTTCGCTTATTTTAGTGCCTACCTTTTGGAAAGTCTTTGATGCATTCTTAAATAGCGGACTAAGTTTTGATTTCAATTTGCTTACAATATCGCCAATTTTAAGTTTCTTAGGTAGATCATCTAAACCTTCTTCAACGCCAGTTGTATCAAGTTCAGTTTCTAATACTAATTTTGCATCAGCAAATAATTGTATATCTAATCTCATAAAATACCTCCTTTCTAAATACCAAGTATCTTATTTAATTCTTGCATACTTTTCTCTTGCTCTTTTGTTAAATTATTCTCTTTTTTATTTTTCTTTAAAGCAACTAATGCTTTCGCATCTTCTATTTTCTTTCTTTCTTTTGCATCCTCAATTTTAGATGTATCGTAGTTTCTTAGATTTCTCACTCTATTTAAAATACAACAATTGCCTAACTCGCTATTTGACAAACCATTTATCAGTTTGTTAAATTTCCACCAGTGCATTTTAGTATCACTTAAAGATATATGATAATCACTCTCAAAAGATGCTTCTACATAATCATAATCTTCTATATAGTCCATATCAGCATCATTATTTGTGGATGCATCAAGTTCTTTGCCACAAGATAGATACTTTTTAGCAATTTCTAGCAACTTTTCATAGTGGTTAGGGTTATCTATCGCATCAGGCCCAAAAAGTGTACAAATGATGCCTAAAACACGCTCATAATCACCAATTGTATCATCAGTTGCTATTCTATTGCATTCTATCGCTACTCTAAAATCAGTATTGATCTTATACTTAGTATCTTCTACTTGTGCATATTCAGGATAATTTATTTTAGCACCTCATCATTAGTTGCTTTTGTATATTTTTCTTTTATCTTTTTAGTTATATTATCTACTGAAATATTTAGATGTGGCATTATTTGTTTCTCTATATATTCATCTATAAGTCTTAATGATGTCCAACCAAGTTTACGCCCATTTAATAATTTCTTTACTCCATTTTCGCCAAGAAACATATTATATATTTCTTCTTCTTTTTTAAAGAAATCATTTAATGCTCTTATCTTATCTTCTTCATTTTTACTTAATAACTTTTTGCCTTTAACATCTTGTTTTTTATCAATTATCAATAGTTGATTTTTTAAGTGGTCGGCATTCTTTTTATCTTCTTCTATTAATTCTTGATATTTTAAAGGTAGTTCTATATCCTCTAAATCAAATTCTAAAAACTCACCTGTACTAACTCCATTCTTATCAACTATTTCTAATCTTAATATATCATCATTTTCTAATTGTATAAAATTGTCTTTCATTTATATACACATCTCTCTTTCTTTCTATTAAAAAAAGTAAGAGTTTTACCTCCTACTTTCAAGGTTTATTATAAACTTACACTTGCTGGTGTAAATGTTGGCACACCACTTGCATCGAATGATACGCTTCCCTCAATAGGATCTCCGTCATAGTATAAATCATAACTTAAAACGGCGTTCTCCCCTAATTCACTTGTTATAGTTAGTAATGCATCACTCATTTTTGCTGGGTATGTGCTACCTGTACCATTCCATCTATCAATATCAAGTATATGTGTTTTGTAATTTAATTTATCAACACCTTGATATGCAAACTCAAAGCAAGGATCGCCCTTGTAAATCTTTTGTTCTACACTTGATTGTTTTTGATTTGATGTGTGATCATTTCTAGCATTATCTTCTATTATCCATTTTTCAGTATCAACTTGTGGGTTGAATGAAATTGAATAATCAGTAATTCCAACACCAAGAATTTTCCAAGTTGGTGTTGTACTTGCTGGTGTAGTATCAAGATAAGTTAAGAATTGACTACGATTTACTTTTGTTATTCCATCAGGAACATAACTTGCCATTCAATACCTCCTTAATCTCTATATGTAATTTGTATTTGTATATCAAATGTCGCTTGTGTTCCATCTACATTATTTAATGCTCCACAATTTAAACATTCAATACTTTCTATATTATCTATATTAGGCAATATGCCTTCTTCATTATTAGATCTTATTATATCTTCAAATTTCTCAAAGAACCCTATATTTTTTAAATTATTTATTGTGTCTTGACTATATAACTTTCTACTCCTAAATGAATATACATCTTGGCGAATTGCAACTGGTATGATCCATTTTTCCATCTCTATATCAGTTGGAACTCTATCTAATGAAAAGTCCCCACTTTTGCCAAGCATATCAGCATTTATTTGATAATTATTATTTGTTGTAAGAGTGTTTATAATATCAAATAAATAATCTCTTAATTTTGTTATTCTTAAATCTTCAACATTCATTCTTTCGCCAACCTTTCCATCTCTTTCTTAACATCCTTTGCAATCTTGCGTTTTTTATGTTTCCACATTTTTTCGGCCCACTTTGATGTAGCATCAGGGTGTTCATCACGATTTCTATTATCTTCATTTATTTTATGTGTACCATCTTCACGCACTCCATTATATTGATACTCCGCATAAGGTGTGTCGTACCATATTTCATTTTCGTGAGTTGTATAAGATGATAATTGACCACTAACTTTTGGTGTATAAGGATCGCTTTCCTCAGCAACTTTATCTCTAAAAAACTTTTCTAACTTGCCTCGTTGTTCAAGGTTTAGTCTTTTAAGAATGCTTTTTTTAGGTTTCATTTCAATTTTGACTATTTTTGCCATTACTTGCCACCTAAGTGTATATGTTGATTTATTCCAAAATTATTATCATTTATGCTTGTTATATTATAGACCATATAACTTGATAAATCTTGTTGTGTGTTTATGTCAAGGTCAAGGGTTCCTTGTACAATAATGTCGCCAATCGCAAAATTATTTATGTTTAGACCACTATTTTTATCGTAAGGTATCCTAATTTGTACATCATTAGCATTGTCATAACCTTTATTGATACCTGCACCCTTGCCTCCAAAAAACCATACTTTATCATAATTATATCTTGTCCATTTTTCAAAATGTGTAGTTAAATCTAAACCACTTTGATGATAGATTGTTAAACTTGAATTAGTTATCATTTAACACCTGCATATATAAGATGCTCATTATTTACAATTACTCCGTATAGATCAGTTATTATTAAATCTTGTATCTCTACATTTTTAGATGCGATTATATCTCTAATTTGTGTTGATGTAATATATCCTATTGAATAACCATCTATTTGCTCATTTGCAACATTTCCAGCATCTTGTATTGTTGTGTTATAACTATCTATCTTATTTATTAAATTAAACATACACATTTTTACCTCATCAGGTATAGTGTCAAGATCTTTTAATCTATTTTGTGTTCTTAGATCAATTTGTTTTCTTGCTTCATATTCTAATAAGTTAAAAGGCGTTTCACCTATTTGTTCTCCACCTAAACTTGTATATTCATCATAAGTCAAGTATTGATTTTCAAATGTCATAAAACGCCTCCTTTATACTATAAACTTACGCTACCCTCAGGTTTAATGCTTGCAAATGGAAATCTTGTTTCAGTTTCATTTTCAGCATTTACTGGGTTAGGAATTTCCCATCCTAATCTCATAACAACTCTTAATGCAACCATATCATCTTGTGCTAAGTTGTAAAGAATTGAACCATCGCTAGGATCTTGGATAACTGCCTCAGTTAATACTTTATAAGATACATCTTGTCTAATAGCATATACTGCTTGTGTGAAATCTCCAACTACTAATGTAGATTGGTTCTTATTCCATACACCATTATCCATAAATTCTCTCTTAATAGAACCTATTTCAGTAGTATTTAAAGGTTGACCTGTTGTATCTAACATCATTCTAAATTTACCTTTTAGACCAACTCCGCCTAAAATACCATTTACCTCGTATCCGCTTTCTTCAACCTTAGTCATAGCATCGTTAATATCGCTATATAAACCATTTGCTGTTTCATCTACCTCAGCACCAGCATCTATAATACTTGGTACTAAACCTTTTCTCCAATCAGTTGGTTTATCTACACCGAAGAATACTGCATTGTCAATTTTCTTAGCAAATGCTTCCTCTACTCTTGGTCTTACCTCGCTCCAAATATCAATTGAAGCATCATTTAATACATTTTCTTTAATTGGGATGATTACTGCTAATTCAGCGGCGTTAATAAATTTCTTATCCCACGCTAGTTTTGATAGATTTTTTCTACCATTATTGCTTGTTTCATCTACAAAATAAGCAACTGGTAGACTATCTAATATTCTTAATTTTGTTTTATCACTAGTCATATTAGGTAGTCTTTTGAACATTGATAATGCTTTTGACTTTCTAATAGTACCTTCAAATATCTCGTTAGCAACTTGTGTTTCAACTAGTGCATCAACATCGTTTCTTGAAATTGCTGTCATTTTTTAAATTTTCTCCTTCTTTCTTAATTATTTTCTTGTGTGGCGCTTCTTAACAAATCGTTCATAATGTCGTTTGTTGTTTGTGGCGCTGTATCTCCACCTGTTAAAGTAGGTGAACTTTGTACTTTCTTTACAATAGGATCCCCAAAATATTGTGGGTTTTCTTGCTTGTAATGTTCAAGTACACTTGCAAAATCGTTATCATCATTTACTTGTGATAATACCTCATTTGCTACAAACTTACTAAACTCCTTTTTCACATTGCTATCATTTAATTGCATTTGTGATCTAAGTTGTTTATTCTCGCTTGCCATATTTTCGTAATTTTTTAAAGATTGTTTACTTTCTTGCATCTTCGCTTCATAGTCTTGGATCTTGCTCTCGTACTTTTGCTTTTCGGTTTCGAAACCATTTACCTGTGTTTTAAGTTCCAATATTTGCTCCTTTGCCTCAGTAATAAGTTTTCCGTGTTCCGCCATTATTGTATCAATAGTTTCCTTGTCCAACTCTAAACCTTTTAAAAACTCACGCATTATTATATCTCCTCCTTCGCTTTTTTTCGTGGTCTCGTCCACGGGTGAATTGATATTAGTTCTTTTTGAACTCTAATTAAATTATAATTTTTTTATAAAATAATGTCAAACGCAACAAAAAAAGAACTATTGCTAGTTCTTCTTCTTTTTGCCTCTTATAAGATCGTTCATTTTAGCATTTGTTGCTTTTGTTGCCCTTATTGTATATGGTTTGTCGTATTTGCCAATACCTAAATTGAAATAATGTCCTGTGTGGAAATAATCAGTTTGCCCGTCGCTTTCGTCATAATTATATGCATCGCTAACTTTAACAATATCTTTCATTACTTGTTTACCATAAGGAGTTAATCTATAATCGTCGTCAATATTGTATTGGTTTACATCCATATATCCTTTTTCTAATTCTTTTCTAAGATTTTCTTTAAAGTCTTCTTTTGTTTTGTAATAGTTTTGATTATATCCGCTATTGTATAATCTATTTATTTCGCTATCGCTAAAATCGTCAATGCTTCTAATTAGTGGTTTATCGCTTTCCATAACATTGTATGAGAAATGGTCAGTATATCCGCCACGACCTGTTTTTCTACTTGTTTTGATTTCAGGGTATGCTTTCTTTATCTCATCATCGATTGCTTTAATCTTGTCTTTACCATAAAGTCCACTATTTGATTTTGAACCCTTCCAAGCGCCTTGGCCATATCCTTCTTTCCAATCGCTTGTAGTAAAATCGTCGCTAATTCTACTATTATATTTTTCCATACTATTGTAGTATTTTTCCATTTCTTTGATTTCAGCATTGTGTAATTCTCTATCTTGTGGGTTATAGTTCATTAAAAAGTCTTTGTTATGCTCAATATCTCTTTTTACTTGTTCAGGTGTTTTGCCTGAGTATCTTTCTTGCATCAATTTTTGATCAATTTTTACTCCATTTGAATATGTATATGTCTTTTTAGGATCATAAGGTATTTTAACATTGCTATCGTCATAATCTTTACCTGTTAAATTCTTATATCTTTCTTTCATAGTTGAATAATTGCTAGTTGTTCCACTAGTACCATTCTTTGATGCGTTATCAAGATCTTTTTGTAATTTACTAATTTCGTTTGTTTTTCTAGTTTCTAATATTTCTTTTGGTGTTCTATATTTTTCACCTTTTGCACCTTTTATAAGTTCCTCAGTTATCTCTCTATCTAAACTTGGACTACCATTATGGAACTCAGTATTATTTTTAACAAACTCCATTTGCTTGTTAGTAAGTCCTGCATCCAATAGCATTTTTCTTTCAGTATGCCAATTTTCGTCTTCAAGGTTTTCTAAGAACTCATCGTTTGTGTATTCTTTTCCTGTCCAAGTTGCATCTTTTGCTTTATCCCAATCAACATTGCCATTAGCATCTCTTTCAATACCTTCTAGTTTATCTCTTTTATCTCTATAACCAGCGTATGCTTCAACAAACTCATATTTTTCATCAGGTGCTTCTTGTTTGATTTTAGCATTTTTTCTTTCGTTTTCTCTAAATAACTCGTAATATCCTTCACTTTCTCTTGCCATATCGTGAGTGTTTTTGTATTCTTCTAAATCTTTTTCTAATTGCTCATTATTTTTAGCAATTTCATCTCTCCAATTAGAATTTGCATCTTGTTGTTTATTTTTTAAATAATTAAACTCATCCCTAGATGTAAACATTGTAAGGCCATTGTCCTTCATATACTTTTCTCTTTCGGCATCACTCATTGTGTTCTTTTTTAAATTTTCGTAATTATCAGTTGCTCTATCTATATAATTTTGGTTGTCCCATATTTGAAATTCTAAATCTTCTTGTGTAGTGCCATCAGGTAGTTTATCCATATTATTTTTTTTCATATTTTCTAAAAACATCTTTTGTGTTTCTAGGAGATCTTGCTTTTCTTTAACTCTCTCATTTGCCATACTTTCTAATGGGTTTCCACTTTTGATATTAGTTTTTTTGCCTAACGAATTATTTAATCTATCTTTATATTCCTTGTATTGTTCAGTTGCCTCTTTATCTACACCAATTATTCTATCTTGGTCAATTTCATATCCACCATAATAAACTTTTCCATCTTTAACCTCTACGCCTTCATAAAGTTTAGGTTCATTTTTCCCTTCATAATTGATGCTATCACCATTTTTAACGATCTCACCGCTTGGTAGTTTTACCTCGTCGCCTTTTGCTTCGTTTAAACTTAACCCACGATTATCCATTTCTTCGAATACCTCATCATCGTATGCTCTACCACCTGGGTTATCCTCAGTTATTTGACACAATTTTGCTAGTTCTTTAAGTTCATCATCACTGAACTTTTCAAAACCTTTTTCATCATCTTTTTCATATAATTCCATTGCTTTTTTGTCTAACTTATCAATGTCTAATTTTTTTGCATATTCTTTAAGTTCATCAATCTCACTTGCTGTTATATTTTTAGATTTGTCTTCTTCTTCTTTTGCTTTTTTGTAGTCGCTTCTAAGATTTTTAAACTTACCACTTTCGATCATTGCTTCACTAAGTGATTGGCCATTTCTTATAAAAACTCTACGACCACCAATGGTTCTCCATACGCCATCAGCATCATCATATTTATTTGCCATTTTTCATTTCCTCCTCTTTCTTTTTTAATTATCCCATAATTTCTTTAATTTGTCAATAATTATTTCTTCTTTTTCTTTGATTTTTTAGGTTCAATAACAATTTCTTTTACTACATTTTCATCAATAACAACTTTTGGTTCTTCAACTGGTTCAACCTCAATTACTTTTACTACTATTTCATTTAGAGGGTTTTTACCTGCTAAATACTCAGCGATCTCTTTCGTACATTCAAATTCATCTCCAACAAGTAGTTTACCCTTGATGTCAACACTTTTTCTCTTGATGTTTTTTAACTCATCAAATCTAGCAAAATTAAATTGCTTAATAACCTCACACTTTATCATAATTTACCTCCTTTAATATTGTTGATAAGTTCCGTGATTTACTTTATTTATACACTCTTTGATCCTTTTTTCCAATATAGGTATCATTTCTTTATGCTTTAATTGGCCTAACAACTGCAATTGATGCCCTATATGGCACCACGCACTTGCATCCCAATAATAATTACGCACTATTGAAACGCTATTTGTTGTGTTTGTTCTATTCCATACATATAATGCTTCTTTTATATTCAGCACTTTATCTAAATCAACATTGTCGGCCTGTCTATAACTCCAAACTCGATCCTCCATCAATGTATCTTCACAAAAATAAACAATCTTATCTTTTCTTATTATTCTTGACCACGCTGTGCACCAAACTTTGTTATCACTTAAAAAGAAATCTTTATAGTCATTATATTGATGATATTTTGTCATAAACACGCCATTTTTATCAATCAGTTCCATACCAATAAGTGCTAACTCGTGGTTATATAATCTATTGTTTATTTTTTCTAGCACACGATTATGTTTCCACCAATCGTCGCTATCCAAAAAGCAAAAATAATCAAAATCTAAATTATCTAAGGCATAATCAATTCCAACATTTCTACTGCCTCCATTGTATCTTTTCCTTTTATTTTGAATAAGATGTAATCTTGGATCATTATAAGACTTTATTGTGTCAATAGATGTGTCATTACTACAATCGTCCACAATAACCAAATCAAAGTCTTTATATGTTTGATTTAATATGCTTTCAATACAATTGCGTAAAAAAGACTTACCATTATATAACCCTCTATCGTTATTGCAATTAGGGACTATAATAGCAAACTTATAATCTTTTTTTTCTATTTTGTCATAATTTTCATCAGTTATTTTTGCTTTTTTCAAGCACTCTACATCATAATCAGTTAAGTTAATATCTACATAATCGCATCTTTTATAGTAAATACAATGCAAATCTAACTTTAACAAATCATCTAATGCTTCATCATCAAATAGATAGATATATTTATTACTATCTTTTTTATATGCACTAATAGAATTTTTATCTATTGCAATTTGCATCAGTATCACCTAGTCAAATTATAGCAAAAAAAGAGTAGTATGTAAAATCACACTACTCTACTACCCAAACATCTTCAACAATTCTATCACTAGGGTTGAATGTATCATAGATTACCCCATACTTGATGCAACATATATGTCCTCTCATAGTGCATAAAACTATGTTATTTTTAAAAGTTTCAGCAACTTGGTACACTTTATAAGGTGGATCGCTAATTCGTTTAAAATGTGTGTCTAAATACCACCTAATGAACTCTCTATCATCCATCATAGTTCCATTATATTGTGCCAAATCACTCATCTCATCATATACTGCATCCCAATTTTTGTGAGTGGCGCAACTTAATGCTCGTATAGTGCAGTCCTCTTCAAATGCACCAAGTGGGTTCTCATTATAAAACTCGTACATTATCTCATTGAATTTTGTAGTGATTGCATCAATTGTTGTTTTTGTTGTGGACTATCCGCTTCTTCTTTTAATACCATTATAAAATCTTCTAATGCTTTTACCATATAATGAAATGATTTATCAGTTTCTTCTCCTGCTCCGTATCTATTGCGACTTTCCATATATCTTCCATATTCTCCGTGCATTCTATCAAGTTCTTCTTCGCCTCTATATCTCATATCATATCCTCTACGGCCATAATTTCCTCTTCCATATTCATTATAATTACCATAAGCATCATATCCTGGGCCTCTACCACTATAATTACCATAATTCATACTTTCTACCTCCTTCGCATCTTTATATATGTCAATTAGTTTATATAAATGTTCTATGTTATTTGTATTAAGTCCCTCATTTAATATTTTCTCAATTGACTTTTTTGTGGTTTCTTGTAATTTCTCCTCCATTGTTTGCCTCCTTTCTTAAAAGGTTTAATATTTCTTCTTGATTGCTTAATATCTTTTCAAAATACTCTTTATCTTGATGCTGTAATTCTTGCATCAAATCAGTATTATTAAAATCTCTAAAAAGTATCTCTAAACTTAATGCTTGTAAAACTAACGCTAGGTTGTCTACCTTCATTATGCTATCTTTTCAATGATAAGGTTTGCATCTTTAATTGTTGGTATCTCAGTTTCAACTGCTGGTGTTATTCCACCTATTGCTGGTATTGAACCAACTGCAATTGTAGTATTCACTCTTGGGCAAACTCTTAATATCTTAGTAAATGAAACATTTGTATAAACTCCTGCTGTTGCTATATCAGCATTTACCTCAGTTCCTTCTAAATCACTACCAAGACTTGTTTTTAATGCTAGTGCCACTTGACCAACCGCTTCGCTAGTAATATTGGCATTGAATGAAATCTTAAAAGTTCCCCCTCCTATAATTGTAAAATCGCTACCACCTGGTACATATTGCAACCAACCGCAACAATTTGCTGTTCTACTCCTTAGATCTACTACATCAAAATTTATGTTGTCAGTATTGCTTGTTAAAATTTCAGGTGCGACTTGAACTGCTTGTATCATTTTATCTCTCCTTTCTATAATAAAAGAGAATAGAACCTGTCTATTCTCTAATTAGCAAGTTCTTTAAAAGTTTGTAGTTATCTACTCTATGCTAAATAATATTTGTTCCATAGTAATTTCCATATCCGCATCCGCATCCACATCCATTACTTAATGTAGGGTTTAGTAATGATTGATATGGGGAACTTACAAGATATGATGGCGTAGGTGTTGGTTGTAATTTTGATAATAAAGTATCAGTTTGCTCTCTATCACTGATAACATCTCTTGCTTGATTTAAAGCATCTCTTAATGACTGAATTGTGTTCTCCGTAATCAATGCTCTTGTCTTTTCACCATCTTCTTTAATAGCGGACTTAATATCACAACAACAACTATCTAATCTTGCTAAACCTTGTAAACTAGTCATACCTAATTGATTTTCAAGTTGTGTAGTTTGCATTAAAATATCTCTTTGAGTGTTAGATATACCTAATGCTGTCGCATACTTGCTATCTTGAATAGCATTTTGTAGTCCCATATTACCAGTTAAGATGTCGCTTCTAACATTACATAAGTTAGTGTTTAAATCAGCAAAACCACTTGATAAATTGCTATTGATATTACTGCAACAATTACATAATTGAGTTGCTAGTTGTGATATATCTCTTTGTGTGAACTCACTTGATACAAAATCAGTAGTTGCAAGATTATTGCCACCCCAATTATTGCCACCAAACCATCCATTGTTTCCGTTGAATAAAAGTGCCAATAAAACGATTGCCCATATTCCATCCCCACCAAAGAAACCATTACCAAAACCACCATTGCCATACATTGGATATGGATATTGATTATTAGTTGCTAGGTCTATTGTTGGAACAATGCCTTGATTTCCGTTCATATTCTTTCTCTCCTTTCTACATATTTATATCAATTACTTGATACCAAATTTATTAAGTTGTTCTTGACTTACTCCATAACTGCTCGCAAACTTGACAAACTCATCTTTTTGCGATGGTGTATAGTTATTAGTCAATTCTTTTAGAAAACCCTGGGGATCATTCGTGTTTTTTACTAAACTTTGAAATTTTTGATAAACCTGTGGGTTCTTCATCTTTATTTGTGTTTGTAGTCGGTTCAATAATAGTTGTAGCGGGTTCATTTTTTATTTCCTCCTTTAATTCTTTAATTTGCGCCTCTAAATACTCGATTTTAAGGTCTTTTTCATCCTTAGGTATAATTTCATTAAGTTCATAAGTTTTGACCTCTCCTTTTGTATTTTTGATCCATACAACGCTCATATCTTTTGCAAAATATGGAGTATCCCCCATAACAATATCTTTTTGCACCTCATCCATAGATGATGCGTACCTGATTGCATCTCTATTAGTTGGCGCCAGTTGAAAGTTTTGTGTCAAACTAGTAGGTGGTTGTATAGGTTGTTGTATTTGTGTTCTCATCTTTTCTAGTTCAGCAATTTGATTGTTTATCCTATCTAAACTTGCTTGTGGGTTATATAGTCCATACATAATATCCTCCTAAAATAAAAGGAGTAGTAATATACATTCACTTAGTTCAAGTTTCATATATTCCACTCCTTTCCTGTAAAAGACTTTCAGCACCGATTTTAAGGATATTTACTTGCTTTTACATCTCCATTTTAGCAATAAAAAAAGAACCTAAATTATTAAGTTCTTCTAATATTTTTATAACATTTTTTTAATTTTTTTCTTTAAATTCCTAACTAACACACTTACATTTGCCGTGCTTGTGTGTAATAAATCAGCAATCTTTATAATTGAATAACCTTTGATCTTATATTCTAATAGTTCTTTATATGGTGTTTCTAACATACCTTCTTTTACAAAATAGTCATAATCACTTTTGGTGAATTCAAAGAATTTCATTATAAATATCTACCACAACTTTTGCATCTTCTACGATTGCCACTTTTAGTTGTTTTAGATTTTCTATAACTGCCTTTGCGTTTTACTCTAACTTTTCCCAAGTGTCATCACCTATCTTAATGTGTGAGTTATCAATTTGTGATACATTTTCTATCTCAATTGTGTCTTCATAAGTCCCCACATCATTTAATAAGTAAACTAAATATCCAATAGTGATAAACCACATAACAAGTATAACTATTATGATTATAAATTGTCTTTTATTAGTTCTTTTATAATCTTGTAGTATCTCGCCCGCTAAACTATCCATTTCATCCCCTCCTTTGTGAGTAGATTATACCATAAAATCATTAGTTATTCAATATATCAGTTCTTACTATCTTCCAAGATTTCATCTTCTCAGCAAGAGTGTGAATATAGTCATCACCTTCTAATGCCTCGTATTCATCTAACATATTGATCCAATTCCTGTATACATAATCAGGTATTTGCTCTTTTGTGCTATAAACAAAATATGTATTAGTTAGATTATTTTGTAGCATTATCTTCAATGCTCTATTTGTTGCCTTGTTCTTTTTTCTATAACTATTCACTACACTAATTAAATATCCCATAATTAGTGGCACTAAGTAGTTTATAATTTTCATTATTATTTCTTGTGTCATTACTTTCCCCTTTACACACTCTTACAACTTGATTATAAGATGTATTCATTTTATAGTCAAATGTGAGTTATTCAACCACTTTAATTGGTTTATAATCGCTTACACGCATTCTATCAGTATAAGAATGTAAACCGCTTGTTTTACATAAGTCTTTATATTTTTTTGTTAATTGATTTATTTTAATTTGACTTTCAGTTGCAAGTTTTTCATTGCCACTAGTTCTACCCAATATTTGTAAATCTTTATTTTTTCTTACTGCTGTCTCTATTCTTCTTTGGAGTTGTTTGCCTTCATACATAGTATAATGTTTGCCTTCAAACTTAAACCCTTTATGGTTTCTATCAATTATATCTTGCAACTCTTTTTTACTATATACTGGTGAACTTACGCCTAAAACAATAGGCCTTGCGTGGTGCTTACAATTATATTGTCTTATTTGTCTAAAATATTCAGGACCTTCACCACTTTTTAGTGGAATATGCATATCAACCTCAATACCATCATAAGTTGTAGCAATTCCATCTTCTTGCAACTTTTCAAACTCATCATTGCTAAATTGGCGCCCTTGTGCTAGTTCGTGGTCAACTGCTGGAAATGCGTGTACGCTGATCTCTACACCATCGGCATCATAATCTTGTGCCTCAGCAATTACTTGCTCATCATTTAATTGCATTATCGCATCACTTAAATGCATTCTCATTGCGCTATCAAGTCTCATTGTTCTTCCATTATAATCAAGTGTTTTTACACCACTCTCGCCAATGCTTTTAAGAAACTTATATATTTCTTGATTAAAAGTGCTTTTGCCTTGTGCAATACTCATAACTGCTGTATCTATTGCTTCATCATATATCTCTTTTAGGCCTTTAAATATAACTTTACCTTTTTTATTTCTAACGCTAAAACCGAGTGCTTTGCTTCTAGCAATCTCGGTGTATTTATCATTAGTGATCTTAGCAAGTGCATCTACTTGCTTTTTTAAAGGCGCATTATCATCATAAGGAATATATTTTACATTTCTATAATCATAAAACTTTTTAGCAAATTGATGATTACTTTTAGCAACCTCTTTAAATATTTTTTCAATGTCTCTTTTATTTAACTTAGTGATCTCAGCAAGTTTTTTAACGATCTTGTTATAATCTCCTCCATATTTTAGCATTTGCTGTAATTGAATTGCCTGAGTTGGTTGTAAAGTCCCAATCTCATCTATTTTGCTACCGATCTTGCCTAATATGTAATCATTCCCTTGCTCTATTCTATTCACAAGTCTTTCTATTACTTTATCTATTGCTTCATCGCTTAACATAGGTTATTTCACCTACTTTCTAAAACTTACCTGAACCTGCACTTTTAAAAAATGTTTGTGAAACTCTATCAAATAAACCATTTTCTCTATCATCTACTGAGTATTTAGGTATATAATCTCTTACTAATTCTCCATTTTTCCATATTTTACAATAAAACATTTTTAAAGCACCATTTTCAATTGCGCTTCCGCTTCTATTGCAAGCAAACAAATATATATTATAATCATTAGACCATTGTCTTGCTTCACTAAAAGTTTTTGTTTTATTATCATATTTTATAAGTCCTCTTTCTAATGATGTCAAATGTGGAACATCAAATGGTGAAACCTCACCATTAGAAAAACTATATTCAGTATCTATGTAGTCATAATATATTGAATTTCTTAGGTCCATTTTAAAAGACATATTATCGTGGCCTATTTCACTACCAAATACTTTTGGCCAACTACCATATTTTGTTGTTTCTTGAAATTGTACCTCAATTTTTGTGGTTTCATCAGGTGTTATCCCTGTGTCAATATGTTGTGTTCCTGTACTTTCAATATATGATAAATCTACATATTGTGGCCCACCACCGCCACCACCTGCTTTTTTTCCTAATGCATAACTTACTATATCCATATTAAAACTCCTCCCAAGTAGTATTTTCTAAATCAAACATATAGATTTTACCTGTGTCCATTTCAATAAAGATAGATCCATTATCTATTTTAGTATTGTTTATTTCATCAGTAGGTTTTTCATCACTTGATAAACCTGCTATTTCCATTAAAGAGTATTTATCTTCTCCATCCTCTCTTATTTTCTTTGTTTGGTTTACTGAAATCATTATTTTTCCTCCTTTTCTTTTTTATCTTCATCTTTCTTTTCTTTTTTAGGTTCTTCTTCTTCATCATCTTGAACTGAACCTTTTGTTCCTAATAATTCTTCAACATCAGGGTTTGCTTCTTCTATTGCTTTGATCTCTTTCTCAGCAATCTCTTTTGTTTCACCAAATATCTTTTCTCTATATTCGGCCTTGCTAATAACACCTGCGCCTAATTCTCTTAATGCTCTATTGCTCTCGGCCTCTTTATCTTCTACAATGCTGTCATCAAATTGTACTACTATATCGTTTGCATCTATATTATATTTACCAAATTTACTTGATGCATAACATATCGCTTGTACTAAATCATAGATAGCACTTTCATAACCTATTTCTAGTTTTTTCTTTCTTCTAAATAATTTACTATTGCTACTTACAACTGCTGTTGCTGTGCTTAAATTGCTTCCGTCAAAATGATAATGGTTCTCTCCAAAACCTACTTTACTACCTAAGATATTTAATGCTGTATTCAATGTTTCTATCAATTGTCCTGTTCTAAAATCAGTGCTGTCGTTTTGGATCATATCATCTTTTGTAGCACCTTTTGGCAATTGATATATAGTAATGTCCTCAGGATCAAATGTAAGTCTTTGTGTACCATCATCATAATTTAACATTTCAGCACTTACAAATGTTCTTCTTCTACCATCTTTTACCTCATTCTTTAATGCATCAAATGCCATATCAACTGCTTTCAAGTTATCTATTGCGTTTGCATAATGTGATATACCAAATGGGTTGTTTTCAAACAAGTTATTAGTTAATAATGGTTCAAATATACTAAACCACTTAACATCACTTTTTGTATCAAATTCTTTTTTAACATCTTGCTCCTCAGTTATTTCAGTTAAATTTCCATTTGTTTCTTGAAATAAGTGATTGATGATCTTATATTTTCCATTATCATCACGCTTATGTACGCTTAATATTACATACTTTTTACCATTTTTATACATTACACTACCAAATGCGCAATCATATATTCCTTTATTGTCCCAACTTAATGGGTAGATATTATCAAAATCAACTAAGTCAACTCTTGTTTTTGCATCGCTTACATCTAATTGCATAGTGTCTTCATCTTCAATTAAATCATATACACTTACAACTGCGCCCTCAGTTCCTAATGCACCACTTTTTTCTAGTGCTTGATTGATAACTGCATATAAATCTAAATCATCAGTTAATTCATCAAACTGCTTTTGTGATTTCTCATTCTTGAATGAAATCTCACATTTTTCACTCCACAATATATCGCTCCAATCTTCGCTGATCTCTTTGGCCATATTCATTGTGTATCTTGTTTGTTTATTTTTAGTCTTGCCATTATAGATATAATAATTATGAAATGATTTAACATTTCCTTTATACCACGATTTCCATTGCTCTACATAACTTTTAATAGCGTCTTTTATATCAGGGTTATATCCATAAGTTTTTGTTAAAAAGTCATCTAGTTTCATTTACTTGCTCCTTTCTTTCTCATTAGTATCCATTTATCAGCACTTTCAATGTCCCACTCTTTATCAGTAAAAATGCCTTCGCTTGTGCTTTTGTCAGTTCTTTTTATTTCTCCAACTACCTCATATCCATATTTTTTAAATCTTGAACTCCTAGGGTTTTTAGTTGAACCATTATCTACAACAACAAATTGTTCTTGTAAATGTGGCACTATTGCCTCTTCAAATCTCCACATTGGTTCGTCTTGACTTGAATTGTTCCAAGTATAACCACCTTTTTCATATCTACTGCATAATGTCATTTGTGGTCCTGCACTAAATTCAAATACTTGGCCATTGTTTACTATATCAATTATATCTCTCTTAATTTGATCTTGTGTTTCTTCACCAGTTTGTTTTTTGCCTCTTATCTTGTTATTCATATAAAAGTTGGTATCATTCATTTTAAACTCTTTTGGTTTTAGTAGTATATGTCTACCATCTCTTAATGTTATCCACTTGCCTTCGTTCATATCAACCTCCTTGTATATTCATCATTAGTTTATCATAGAATGGAAACATTGAATACTCGCTTGCATCAAGATCATCAACTGGTGTCGTTCCATCATCCAATCTTTCATCTTCGTGTTTCTCATCCCATAATGCTTGACTATATGCTTCTATTAAATACTTGCATTTCTTTAAAATAAATCTTCTTACTTGGCCAAATAAATGGCAATCAAGTTCAATTCTATCAACTATTCTACCTTTGATGCAATCTTGCACTTGTAAAGGTATTTTATGCTGTTGCAAATATTTATTAAGTCCAAATGTAATGACTTGGCCTAATGCTCCATAGTCAGCATAACAATGTGTTATTTTGCCATAATCATTTAATACTCTTTTATAGAATTCTTCAAACTTTTGGTACATTTCCTCAGGACTATGTAAACCTGTTAGTTTTTCTTCATCAATAGTCCATACTTGCTTGAAATATGGTGTTATTCCTGTTGCTTTAAATTCAGTTTCACCTTCGGTTGCTCCATAGTCTATTCCTATTGATATAATCATAAAATTGATCTTGTTTCCATACTCATCAACTGCATCATCTTTTATATATAAACTAGGGTTATCACAAAATTGTCTATATATGATCCCCTCAGCATTTTTCCATTGCCCTAAGATCAATCTATCATAGTAAATTGTCCCTGCATATTCTTTACATAAGTTATCTACAAACTCTTTTGGTAGAAATGGGTTATCAAATATTGTGTAGTGCTGTACATAAACATCTAAATCTTTTTCTTCTACTTGGTCAAGAAAATCTTTCTTTAACCAATGATTTTGATTTTCAGGGTTTAATGCACCATCAAATACTGAATAAGGTTTATCTAATGATGCTTGTATCATTACAAATACCTCTTGGTTCCATTTAGCAATCTCATCACCATAAGCATATTTAATGCTAGTTCCTTGTATCTTACTAACTTGGTTTACCTTTTCGCATCCTAAGCAATAAACCTCTTCACCAAATATCTTGGCAATGTTTCCACTATTGATAGAACCTACTAAGTTATTACCATAGATTTGTCTAAGCGGTTGTAGTACATTTCTTTCAATAGTTCCTTTACTAACGCCAAATATACAATAAAGGCCATCTTTACCTTTTCTCTCTAAGATCCTTTTAGGTATTACATAAAGATTGTCTAAGTATGTTTTCCCGCATCTTCTTGCGCCTACTTTGATATTAAACCTATGATTGGCGTTTCTTATAAACTCTTTTTGTTTCTCGCTTAGTATCATTTATACGCCTCATCAGTTATCTTTTGTAGTAGTTCTTCTACCTTCATTAGATCTTCACGACTACCATTACCTCGTTGCATCTCTAATATCTTTAATTCTTTATCCATTATTATTCCGTATGCTGTCGCTAGTTCTTTCAATGTGTTTGCATCAGTATCATCGCTTTTTTCTTCTATTGCTTTTAGTAGTTTATTTAATATTCTACCTTTCATTGTTTGTTGTGATGCAAAATACTCTAACATATTAGTTGTAGTTTCTTCTCTTTTTGCTGTTATTTTTTGTTTGATGTCCTCGTTATCATCTATGATCTTATGAACCGCATAATTGCTAACACCATTCATTCTTGCTGTTTCTCTTGCATTTTGATTGTTGATGTAATCAGCAATTATCTTTTGTTTGTCAGCATCCGTTAATCTTTTTGCCAATTGCATCACCTCGCTTCTTTATAACTCTTTAATAGTAAGATGTGGATACTTATACTCAAATAGTTTCTTTTTTAACTTGTATACATCAGTTCTATATCCTTTTGTATCTTCTACTATGTATTGTTGTGATTTATTATCATAATAAGTAAAGTCAGCAATATATTCTATCTTTCTTATTGTCTTGTTATTCTTTTTAAAACTAGGTTGTAGTTCAAACTTTACTTGTAATCTTAATTCAGTTATCTCTTTTGCTTTTTCTAGTATCTTTAACTCTTGGTATCTTTTTGCTTCTTTGATGCTGTCAAACTTATTGCCATCAATTATCATTTTTTTATTGTGATATTTCATAAATACCTCATAAACATAATACTACATTTTTTAATATTTAACAAATACGCTACTTTTTTAACTTTCTTATCAGTTCATTCTTTTCTTTTGCTACCTGAGTATAATATGCTGTTCCTACTAAATGCCATAATGCTTCATCTCGTTCTCTTTCTAAATCTTCAATGGTTTTTATTTTTATATCTAAAATGTAGGGTTGCTCTAATATTTCTAATAATTGTGGATCTTGTGGATCTTCTACACATAATTTAAGTGTGTTATATTTAGTTTTTATCTCGTAGTAATACATTTTTATTGTCCTTTCTTTAAAAACCCTAAAACGCTATATAAATCGTTCTTAGCAACATATTCATATTTATAACTCATTAGGTATTCAAATATTTTATCTTTTGCTAGTAAATCTCTTTCGCTGTTCTTACTAAACTTGTGTTCATAATAAATGTAATTTTTGTACTCATTCATTGAAAAAGTAGGGTACATCATTGCTAGTTGAAAACTTTTAAGTATCTCATCACATCTACTACAAAATTCAGTAAATGTTTCAAATTTTAATTTCTTCTTGATATCGTTTAGCATCTTCTTATTCTCCTTTCAAAATAAAAAGACACAAAAAACATTGTGTCTTGGATAGGGGGCAATTTGTAAAGATAGAATATTCATATACTATCACCTAATATAATTATACCATACCCTAATAATAAATCAATAAAAATGATCCAGGAAGAAATGAATTTTAAACGATAGGAGTTCCTGGATCTAAGAAAAAAATTGAATAAAGACTTAAATGTAGTCTTTCTACTACCTAATTGGTAGTATTAAGGATACTAGGTGTTTGAATAAGAAAGGATGTTTATGCCTATTTTTTATCTTTCTTCAATTATTTTTTTAGTATCCTTAACACCACTAATTAAGTGGTGCGATAATTCCCTTTGATAAAACAACTACTCTTAATGAGTAGTATTGAATAGATATAAATAGAGAACAATGGTGGTCTTACATCTCTCTAACTCCACCTGCTTTGTGCAATCTTATTATAGATTTTATATCTACTCAACACCACCAATTAAGGTGATGCAACTTATCTACCAAGTTTAGCAACTACGGGGGTTATATGAATAAAAATACTATTAAACGAATATAATGAACCATATTTTCATAAAGGATGATTGTAGTTGCTATTATTACCTCATCGGCACATTTAGTATATCATATTTTTAAATTATCTTCAACTTTAATCATCATCATTTATCTTAAAACAACAATAAGTAAATATAATCACTAATGCTAGTATAAATATTAAAAACCATTTCATTTATTCATCTCCTACATATCTATAACCATCTTTATATTCTTCAAATAAAGTAGTTGCTTTTATATGCACTATTTTACTTTTATCTTCTTCTAACCAACAATAACTATAAAAACCATCTAAATGGTCAAATATTATTACTTTATCCTCTATGTATAATTTACTATGTTCAGGTATTTCATATAATCTTTTCATTTATTCATCTCCCACCTTATATTCCATACTTTCAAATTGCTCTTTTGTTAGTATTGATTTAATATCTTCACTTGTAATTTTATTATCATAAATCTTTTCTAAACTTAACATTTTGGAATTATCATTAAAATCAAGAACATTCAATACTTTATACCCATTAACATAATCACCTTCTTCTATTAAATCAATAATATTAGGACTACTTTTGATTACAATTTCATTTAATAAGTCGTTATTTATTCCTTTTGTTTCATCTAAAACATAATTATCAAAATTATAGAAACCATCATATCTTATATATTTTGCTATATTTCCATCTTTAGTTCTTACATAATCACCTATGTTCATTTATACTTCTCCTTTAACTCTTGTATTTTATCTAAAATCACTTGAAATGTTCCTATATCTTCATAACCAACACTTTTATATGTATTTAACCATTCTTCTAATTCAGTTAATAAATCTTCTTTTTTTAATAAATCATAATAATATTTGGTTTCTATTGTTACTTTATCTTCACTCATTTTAACCTCCTAATATTTCTAAAAATAACTCTAAATAACTTTCAATAGATAAAATAAAACTTTGCCTTAACATATCACTTTGAAATACACTATCTTCAAATGGTGCTTTTCTTAATTCTTCATAATGTTGTTTTATAGTTTTCATTTCTTCTATTGCTTTATCTATTTTTTCTTCTAACTTTAAATATTCTTGTGCTACTTTTTCTTCATTTTTTAGTCTTTCTTTTAGTTGTTTGTTTTCTTGCCCTAATTTTTTTAATTGCTCTACAACTATTGGTATATCATAAACATTCATATTTACTTTTATTGTATCTTCACTCATTTTCTTTATCTCCTAATAAATCTTCTAAATACCAATCTTCAAATGGTGTTTCTCCATTCATTACTTTTATAATATTTAAAAGTTGTTCTATTTTATCTAGTATTTGTCCTTCATTTGAATAATAATCATAATTACCAATAGATTTTTCTAATCTTTTAATCAATACATTTAATAATTCCTTATTCATTATTACCATCTCCTAATATTTCTAAAAGTTTATCTTCGCTTCCACAATAACAATAATTTTCATACATATAGTTTTTTATAAAGTTTATTGCTTGTTTCTTTTGTTGTTTTAGTTGTTTGTTTTCTTGCTCTAATTTATCTATTTTATTATTTTTATCGCCTTCTATTACTCCTATTATTAAAATATATAATAGTTCTTCTTTTATATTTTTTAAACTACTAGTTGAATACGCAACTTTGTCAAAGTCTAATTTATTTAATATTTTTATACATTCTTCAAATCTTCTTATAATTTCTTCATTCATTTGTGTTTTTCTTTCTTAAATTGCAACAATCATTTTTGTTAGGGTTGTAATTATCTCTCCAATACAAGTAATGGTCGGTATAATCTTCACATACGCTTATATTAGGTATTTTGATCTTGTTAAGTATCTCTTTTTTATATTCTAATGGTAGATGATTGTATCCACCTTCTTTTAATGTAAACTTGCTGTAATCTATATCAAACCATCTTTTGATCCAAGTATTTACTCTTAAAAACTCTACTATTGCCTTATTGATGCCTAAACTATTTAACTTATCAAAATCTATAAACTCATCAATTAGTGGACTTAATCTTATTGCTACATCAAAACCTGCATCTTGTAATTTTAAAATTGCATCTACTCTCTTACTAGGAATGCTTGCTTTTTCATAATCTAATTGTCTATATAAATCATCATCTAAGCAAGTAGTTGTGATTTGAAAATGTGCAAGATCTTTATCATAGATTGCTATATATTCGTCATTTGCAACTAAATGACTTTTAGATACAATTAAATATCCTACTCTATACTTGTTCAATAACTTAATTGTTTCATAAGTTATTCTATGTTCTAACTCTAATGGTTGGAAACAATCAGTCATTCCCCCAAGTCTTATGATTGAACCTGGTTGTATTTTTTTGATCTTGTTTTCTATCTTTTTAATATCAGCGACACTTGGATCTTGTGGGTTCCATAAATTCCTAAAATTAAGCAAACTTTTTGCATAACAATACTTGCAATCGTGTTGGCATCCACATCCGTATGTGTCTAGTCTTGTTGGATAATAGCATTTTGATCCTTCACTACCACCAACTTTTTTATAAAAACTCTTAAACTCTTTACTCATTTTCTTTATCTCCTAATATTTCATTTATTATATTAATCAATTCATTATCATCTTTAACACTTGTTATTAAATATTTAGTTCCTGTTTCTTCGACAATTGCAATATGCTTATCTATAAACTCTTTTATTTTTTTTAATTCTTCTTTTAGTTGCTTGTTTTCTTCTAATAATTTTGGTGTTGATAATCTCCTTAAATCTTCTTTATCATCAACCAATTCTAATATATTGTGCATTTGATATATTAAGTCTATTGTTTTAATGTTCATACAATTGTAATGTAAATATCTATGTTTATCTACCCATAACTTTACTATTCCATTTTCCCAATATGTGCATTGTCTTAATCTATTATTTAAAGGTGTAGTAAAACCATATTTTTCTAATGCTTTTAATTGTATATTATCTTTAATTTTTAGCATCATTATCTCCTAATATTTCTAAAAGTTCTTTATAAAACATATCAAACCAAGATGATATTTGTTTTTTACTTGATAGTTCAAAAACTAATTGATGGTTTTGTATATACTCTATTGCTTTCTTTTTATCTTCTTTTAGTTGTGCCATCTCTAATGCTTGTTCATCAATTATCTTATCTTGTGCATCTAACTTTTTATAAAGTAATTCAATTTCTTTGTTCATTTTCTTTATCTCCTTTTCTAACTTTTCAGCATACTTGCCTTGTAGTGTTTCACAAGTCATTGTTTATCAACTCCTATATATCTTCATTGTACCATTGTAATTTTATATTTAATCTTTTTGCTTTCTCTATGATAGCATCTTCATTTTTAGACACATCTTCTTTTTTAATTACATCTTTCACTATCTCTAAAACTCTACTTAATGTTGGAAAAAACTTATCTTGTGCAATTATGATGTTGATTGCTTTTTGTATCTCGCCTTCATCATAGCATCTTAAATTGTATTCCCATAGTTCGTATAAATCTTTATCAGCATCTCTATTGTAATTCATACACAATTGTTTAAAGATCTTTTTATTCATTCCAATAATCATCCTCCCATCCTTTTGTTTTCTTACTTGTAGTGTTTATCTTTCTTTCCCAAGTTCTTACCGCTGATTTCCAATCTTTCATTTTATTCTTACCTATCATCCATCCTTTGCTTTCGTAAAAATCATAAAACATTTCAGCATCTACATTATTATTTCTTGAACTGCAATACTCTTTTATTTCTTCAATAGTTGGTTTTTTAAATATATTTCTTTTAGTATTATTTATAATACTATTTTCTTTATTATCTATATGTTTATCTATATATGTATATCTATCTTTATCATTTTTAGTATACCCCCCTACTAATTTTGAGTATACCCCATTATCATTTTTAGTATAGGTGTACTCATTTTTAGCATACCTCTCAGGATAAGGTGGTCTTTTAATTCTTATAACTCTTTTATCTATCTCTTTTCCATTATAGATATACTCTACATCTACCCAACCTTTCATTTTTAAATTTTCTATAACTCTTGATATATTTGATCCTGTTTGTCCAAACATTTCTTCAAAGTGTTTATTACTAGCATAACAACCATTTATTTCATCATCTAAACTATCTATTTCAACTAGGTACATTTTTTCTAATGGTGTTAAATCTTTACATAACCATATCTCTTTTGGTATCCAAACCCCCTTAAAATTTCTTGCATCGTTCATAATACCTCCATCAATATAAACAAAAAGAGAACACTTAAAGCAACACATAACTATTCATTAAGAGTACGAACACAATAGTTATATATTGCTTTAAATATTCTCTTGGTGTCCGTACTCATAACTTAATTATAAACCTTTTTTTATTTTTGATCAATAATTTTTATAATCTATCAATTAATTTTTCATATCTTGCTAGTTGTTTCTCTAATTGTTCATTTTTTAATTCTAATTGCTTAATTCTTGCTTCTAATATGGCAATCTCATCATTTTTAGTGTCCTCAGGTGCATCGACAACTGGTTCAACAGGTAGTTGCTTGTCTTGATGCGCTATAAATACATTGTTTTCAGTTGGTTCCCACTCAATTGCATCTAATCTCTTACTTTCATCGTGATAAAAATTATATATCTTTTCAACAACTGGTGTAGCACTTTTATACTCGTGTCTTTCAAATGTTCTTGCTTGGTCGTAAGACAAATTTAACTCGCTCATAAACTTATTTAATGAATAACCAAACTTTCTTCTATAATCTCTTAAATCTTCAATTGATTTATACCACTCATAAATTGCATCAGTGTCTTTTTCAATTGGTAGTTCATTATTATTAAAATAATTATATGCTTTCATCATTGTTTTATTTACTCTTTTCATTTTCTTTTTTTCTAAATCGCTTATACAAGATGGACACACATCTATTTTACCAGCAAAATCAAATGCTGTCTTAAAACCACTTTGCTTTCTTAGTTCTTTGATGTCAGTATTCTTATACCATTTCCATACATCTTTATTTTCTCTATTTATTTTATTGCTTCTATCAATATTTTGTTTTGCTGTTATATTAGTAGTGTTTTTATTAAAATCATTTTGATAAAACTCATATACTTTCTTTAATGATGGTGTTAATTTAGGATATACACTTTTATTTGTTTCTAAACGACTAATAGTACTATCACTTATTCCTATAATACTTGCCACCTCTTTAATTGTTTTATAACCAAACTCTAATCTCTTTTGTCTAAAATCAGTTTCTTGTATCCATCTCCAAATATCACTTTCCCTTATTGCCTTATTTATTCTTTCTTCTTCAATTGCTTTCAATGTTTTATTCATTGTTTCTCCTCCTATCTCTAATTCATTGTTTACTAATGCATCAATTTTGCTTTCATCAACATTTAATGCATCAGCAAGATCCTTTTTATTCTTTATTCTTTTGCTCCAAAAACTCATTTTTACCTCTCCTATCTTTTTTAATTTTTAAAGTGTACCCACACTCGTTATCCTCAATAATTATATCTTGATTTAATTTATTAAGTATTTCATTAATTTGATCTTTATTGTACACATAACAATGCCCTGTTGCTTTTAAATCTCTAATGCACTCTTTAATAAAGTGATTATAATTTTCCTCTCTTTGTCCTTTATCTAATTTTTCCATAACTACTCCTATAAATAATTTTTACCAAATATTTTTCTAAAATCATCAATTGTCTTATTGTAATGATCCATAAATGCTTTTTGGCCTATTTGTTGCAACTTTAACATTTCGTCAGCATCAAAATGAATTGATTTATGTTTATAGTCTCTATTATGGCAATCGTAGCATAAATAAACTTTTAAACCATACTTTTCACTATTTTTTCTACCAGGGTTGCCATCAAATATATGATGCTCCTCAGTTTTAATGGATCGTTTGCATCTAAAACATTTTGATTTATCAGTTTGTAATATACTATTCACTAGCACCATACTCTCTATCTATTTGCTCTTGAATGATCTTTATTGCTAACTTGGTAGCATTGATGCTTTCTAAGTTTGCTTTATAGATTGCTTCTTTTGCTATTTCCTCAAATTTTAAATGTGCTATATGAGGTTTCCCTCTTGCTATATCACCCGCTAGTGTAATTGCATATCCATCATTTTTTAGTATCAATAGTTCCTTAGCAAGTTCCTTTCTATACTCAGTATATGCTTTCGCATAATCTTCTCCCGTATGCCTTAACAATTTAATTGCTTTATCTAAATCTTGCATCCTTTTATCCAATTCATCTTGTAAGTCCATTTTATGCCTCTAATTGTTCATCCAAATATTTTTGTATTTTCTTAACATTAGTTTTATTGTATTCAAAATAATACTTGTTAGAACTATAATTAAAAGGTGAATAATATACAATTGTTTTATTCTTCTTATATTTAATTCCTAACTTATCAAGCAATTCTTTGTTATTACTTTCGTGTTCTTCTTTTCCTAATATTATTTCACTTTTCATTTCTCTAATTTCTTTATTAAATGCTCTTTCATCATCCTGTCTTTGTTCTTCTTCTATTCTCTTTTTATTTTCTTCAAATATTTCTAATAAGTTCATTTTTAATTTCTCCTTTCATCTTTTTATAACTCTAAATATCAATTTTAAGGCCTGAAATAGGCCAACATAACGACCTTTTTGCCAAGATAGACCAATTATACCTTCCTGAACAAAAATGTCTTAAATCAACTTATTTTATATCTTTCAAATATTTCTTTAACATATAATACTTTTCTAGGTTTAGTCCATTTGCCTGTTGTTGAACCATTTTTATAATAATATTCTTTTACTATACAATTAGGAACATCAACCTGTTTATCACCTTTTTGCCAATATTTATCGTGGACTATGAATAAGCAAAATACCTCACCGCTAATTCTATCTAAAAGTTTAGTCATATACTTTTTTTGACTTTGCCAACTTTCTTCTTTATAACTTTCATTTTTGATCTCGCCTAGTATAACTACATCATCGGTTGATATATACCACATATCAATGTCAATTGGATGAATATATGTATCAAACATACTTGAATAATCTAAGAATAATTTATGTGCCTTCTTATCGTGTATCATATATCTCCTAAAATGGCAAATCATCATCCTTAATAAGAATACCATTTTCTACATATTCAGTTTTTGCATTTTGTGGTATATCCTGCTTTGAATAAGCAACTTGTCCATCTTCAATTGTTTCAAACTTGTTTATGAAGATATATGGATAAGTGATTTTATCTTTAACATAAAAATCTATCCACGCATCTTGTAATCTAATTCTAGTTTGATTATCTAGTTTTACATCTTTCCTAAATCTACAACTCATATACCCATTTTGATATGATCCATCTTTTCCTTTTGTAGATAACCCTATACTATAAAACTCTTTGTCATCTTTTATTGTTTTAAATATCATTTTTGGTTTGTCATCACTAATATGCATTATTCAAGTCCTTCCATTTCTCTTAATTTATTTTCTTTATATTGTAAATCAATCATTTCATAAACACCTTTTTCTTGTTTCTCGTGCTCAGTTTCATTTGCCTCATCTATTTCTTCTTGTAGTTTATCTATTTCGTATTGTAAGTCATCAATAGCATCTAATAAGTCATCAATAGAAACAAAATCTTTGCAAGGAAATTGCTTTTTTATGCTTTCAGTTTCTTCTCTAATATCTACATAAACATCTCTCATTATTTTTCCTCCAACCATTTGATAACCTCTTTTAATTCTTGAATATTCATATCAGCACTATTTTTATTTGTATGTTCATATACTGCATCAGGTGTTATCTCTTTCTTGCTCATTAGATTTTTAATATCCACCATCAATTGTAATCTTTCTTTTAGTTCTTTATCTTCTTGTTTTGTATAACCATTCTCAGGTGATGCATCTTTATCAGGATCATCTCCTGTTGCTATCTTATATGCTTTTAACAAACTATACTTATCACTATATGTAATTGCTTTGCCTGGTGCTTTATCTCCTGTATCAATTCCATCGCCATAAGAAGGCATTGTAATTTTTTCCTCAGGTTTATCTAAGTTCACAAACTCATAGATTGTTTCTATTCTTAAATACATATTTTTACTAATAGTTCCGTATGAGGTTTCTTTTTCTAGTATCCCACTATCAACAATATGTCTTTCTTTTGGATATGAATAAACCCTATATTTTTCTTCTACTGGTTTAACTTTATCCAACACATCTTTTTCTTGCACTGCTTTATATGATTTACCTTTGCCAATATCAACATTTAAGTTTTTAGCAACTACACCTAATTCATTAGTAATTGCGCTCATCTTTTCATAAATATTCATTTTCTTAATATCTTCAATTTTCATCTTATTTCTCCTTTTCTAATAATTCTAATACATTATCAACACCAAATATTTCTTGAAACTTATAAGCAAACTCTAAACTTGGCATTGTCTTGCCGTTTCTTATGAGTGAGTAAGTAGTTTCACTCACGCCTAACTTTTTAGCGACCTCTTTTGCTTTAAGATTGTTTTGTTTTTCCCACATTATTAGTTTTAGTCTCACTTTTCTTCACTCCTTCCCTTGCTTTAATGAACTTATCGTAAAAATTCCATTTGTTGTAAATCTCGTTTTGCGTTTTAACTATTTCATCAACTCTATCCTCATTGATCTTATTATCAAATTTCATTGACTTTAAATGAACACTTTTATTTCTTAGTTCGTTTCGTTTTAGTAAAATATCTCTCATAGTTATTCTCCTTTAACCATTGTTTTCTTGTGTCATCGTCCAACTTTAAGAGTAAATCACGGATCAATCTATCTTTATTAGAAATCTCATCAATGTACTTTTGTCTATCTAATACATCATCAGCAATTCTTTCTCTTAACACTCTTGCCTCTTTTCTTGATGTTGCAAGTTTAACCAATAACCACCCTTTGACTTTAATTTTTAGTTTCTTCAATTTCATTGTTAAATTCCTTTCTCAAATAAATCAGTTTGGTTCTCAATTAAATAATGATTAAAAAGTATTGTCATCATTACTGGTATTTTAACAAGCAATTCTAGTTTGATTGTTTCAAACTCACATACAATAATCATAAATAAAAGTAATTGTATGATGAACAATGCTTTCTTCACCCACGATTTAAGTATAAAGTGTTCTTTTTTCATTTCATCACTCCTTTCACTGATAATAGTTTATCAAATTATAAATCTAATTGCAAGATAATTTTTTTAATTTGTGTTAAATTGTGTAAAGTCATAAAGAGAGATAAGTTTTTACTTACCTCCCTTTAATTAAAATGACCAATCGTAGTAGTAGTCAGCGTGTCCAATAACAATATTCTTTTTATTATATTTATATGCGACACCTTTTTGATTTACTTTATCTAATGTTTTTTGGTCTAGTGCAATATATCCATCTTCTTTAATGCATCTATCAACACTTTCTTTTGTAAAAGTAATAACCTCATACCACGCACCATATCTATAAACCATTTCATATTCATAACCTTCGGGATCACTTACTAATTCCCAATTGTCTTCACCATAGCATCCGTGATGTACTGCTTTATATCTTCTCATCATAAAGTGTTTATCATTAAATACCTTAGTGATCTCGTATGCATTTCTATCGCTCCACATATATTCAGTAATACCCATACCAACCTCAGGTTTTTGACTTGGTCTCCTTTCGTCTATTCTATTATTTACGCTTCCGTACCATTTCATTTCTACCACTCCTTTTTTGTTTACATCTATATTATAGCATATTTTGTTTAACTCGTCAAGTATTTTTTTAACTTTGATTAAATTAAATAGATAAGAAGAATGCTGATCGTGTTTCATATCAGCATTTATCTTACTCACTTAATTGTGATCTCTTAATCTCATAGTCTACTAAAAAACTAATTTGATTATTTAATACTTTTATCATATTTTCTAATTGATGTTGTTCCTCAATAGTAAATATATAATTAGTTTTTGAACTAGCATTTATAAACTCATCAATTGCGTTTATTAAATTAGATGCTTGTAGACTAATAGTTTGATCTTTCATTTCATTATCTCCTATCTTTAATATATTGCTAGTTTTTGATGAGAACTAGCAAACTCATTTTTCTAATCTTCTAATTCATCGTGTGCTACTATGTATATTGCTCTATTGTTAGCATTGATATATTCATATCTTAGATAACCGCCGTGTTTCTCAATGCTCTTAGAATGATACTTTTGCAATGATTTGATCTCATCAATCAATTCTTGCTTATTGCAACAATCTAGTAAAGCAACATTTTCATTAGTCCCATCTTGATAATAGATGATTAGACTATGCGTTGGCATAAACATTTCATTTACCTCCTATCTTACCGAATTGTCAAAGATCTTCGTATAAATTAAGGTAGTCTTTTCCTTTCTTTATACACCTATATTATACCATATTTTGGCACATTAGTAAAATGTAAACCGCTTTACATTGAGGTTTACATATCGGTGAAATGGGGCCTTGCAATCGAAAAAGTGCTAAAAAATTTTTTAAATTTGTGATTTTCATTTTTACTTTACAACGATTTACATTTTATTTACAAATCAATTAAAAAAGGAAAGATATTACTTTCCTTTATATAACCATCCTAACTTGTGTGCTGTGTTCTTTCCTACCTTACCATCAGCAAATAATTTATTGTCTTTTTGGAACTTTTTGACTGCTGATTTTGTATCATCGCCAAATGTTCCATCAACACCATATTTACCTATGTTATAACCTCTCCTTTTTAGTTCCGCTTGTAAGTCTTTAACATCATCACTTTTTTTAATACCTTTTTTAAGCAATCTAGTAAGATTATACTTTCCAATATATTCAGGCGGTTTTATATCAATATGCATTACTGATCCACTAACATTGTAATAATAATTTACATTGTATTTACCTGCTATTGTTTTAATGTATGCTACTAATTGCTTATAAGAAACACCTTTTACATAAAAGTCAGTTGCAACACAACTTAGTACGCCATTGTAATATGTATGCTTTGACTTTGCAACTCCACCAACTTTTTTATTATGTGCTACACATCTTCTTGGTGATGTAATAATTAGTGCTTTGCCAAAATGTGTTCTAACATCCTGTAATAGTAATGCCAGCAAGAATGAATAAGGTTGGTCATTGTGATTACATTTACCACACTTACAAAAGAACTCACTTAATTTAAAGTTCTTTAATTGTCCAATGTTTGTTTCATCTAATTTGATAAATGCCATTATTCTTCACCTACCTCATTAGTTTCAATTTCCATAGCATTTTCTTCTTCTTGATCTAATATTGCATCTAATTCAGTATTATTGTACTTAATGTTTGATAACTTAACTAAACCACCAATAAAGGCATTGATTGCTGTTAAAGTCATTGTTATTTGGTCAGTATATGGTATATTCCATATTTTACCTATTGCCTCATATAAGACAATAAATAGTGGCATAATCAATGCTATTGTTTTTAATGTGTCATATTTTTTTTCATCTTTAAATATCATAAAATCATCTCCTTTTAATTAGTTCTTTTCCACATATATACTGCTAAATATGGGTTCATAATACTATGTGCTTGTCCACCACCTGTGCTATCAGTAATTCCTGTATGCCAGTCCCTTAACTTAAATGGCCCTGAATAACTAGCAGTATTTAATGCAGTTAAGTTTGGTTGGTCCCAAACAACAAGTCTATCATTGATTGTATGCGTATGTGAAGGAATTTCATCTATTGTTAATGTATGTGTAGTCGAACCGCCTGTCGCATTGACATTATAACTATTTCCTGCACCTATTAGAAATCTATCTTGCAATCTTTCCCAAGTACCACCTAAAAAACTTTGTGGTGATATATCATTTACACTCATATAAATTGAACCAATAGGATATATAAGATTTAATAGTGAGGTTTTCCCACTCAATGATAAATTGCCTGTATTTAATTGATTGCCACTTACATTTCCACTTACATTTAAGTTATCTTCAACACCTAAATCACCATAAATATCAACTTTATTATTAGCACTACTATCTTTATGTGTATAAATTGCTGGTTTACCACCAGGTATTTGTATAGTCCCTTGTACTTGATAATCAATTGTATCAGTCAATGTTGTATATGCACTAATTGAATATTTATAATCATCAGCATTTGCAAGTGTTATAGTTCCACTTAATGTGCCACTTGTATTGCTTAATGCTTGTTCACTATATATTGTGTAAGTTGTTCCATTATAAGTATAGGATGCACTTAATTTTGGTGTTAGACCGCCACTCACGGATGTAAAGTTATAAGTTATCTCATAATCTATTGTTTGTCCTGTTGCGCTTTGTCTTTCTAATTTTATTGATACACTTGGAACACTCCAATCTTTTCTAGTTAATGTGATAGAACCACTTGTTGTTTTTCTACCATCACTTGCCATTAAAGTTTTTGATCCACCTGTGAAATTAGTCCCTAATGCTACACTATTGTTTCCTAGCATTAAACCGCTAGCACTTGCATCGCCACTTATATTGATTGTATTTCCATATAAGTATCCACTTGATGAACCTAATGTAAAACTTAATCTAGGGTTTGAGAAACCTTGTAAGTAAGTATTAGCACTTGTAAAATCACTAACTTTGTGTGTGCTACCGCTTCTTATATAGTTATCAGCGTTATCATCACTGCTTGTTATTGTTCCTATTGATATTGAATAATTAGGCAAAGAAACAATTGCTGTTTGTGTGCTAGTATTACCAACTTGTGAACCATTACTTTTAGTTGTAAGAATTGCTGTATAAGATGCTTGTGTATTATTACCCATTATTTGATAAAATCTTGTTTTTGCTGATGTGTTCACACTATCACTAAAATTAATGTGTTAGTTCCAA